GTGTGCACCATCAATGATAAAATCAAACTCTGTACCTGTAACAAAGATGATGTAAGGGAACTTAAAAATTATTGGATTTTAAAAAGACCGACAGAGGAACCACTTTTGGTTGTTGGTGAAATGATTTTACCAGCTAACATTAGCAACTTTGTCGATAGTGAAAATAAAAAAACATTACTCAAAAAGCTCAATTCAGGTAACTGTTTTGATAAGGAATTTCAAATTCAGGTCAATGATATTTTGGAATTACATTTTACAATTGAAGTCAAAGAACTGAAATATTTGAAATTAAATTTCAATGGAAATTTTTTAGTTTATGTTTTCAAATTTAAAAGTGGTAAATGGAAATTCGATCATTACAATCCTTATAATCGGGGATTTGAAGAAGTAATAAAAGGAAAAATCAATAACCCTTTTTTAAATTCAGCTAGCTAAATCGATTGATGATTTTATAACGTTTTATTGATTTGTGAAATCGTCAATACTTTTTTTAACAAATTCTCTACTTTAATTTAACCAATGGGCACCTATTTAATAACAATTTCCAATCACAATATCAAATTTGCCAACAGAAGTTATAAAGAACTTACCAATGAAATAACCAATACATTAAATAACATACAATTCGCTAATGCCAAATATTTGAAGCATCAAGCATTGATTGGTGAAAGTTGTTCTAAAGTAAATGTCAGGAAAGTAAAGGAAATTCTTACGAAAGATGCTTGGACCTATCAAGAAGAAAATCCCGAATTTTTTACTTTTAGTGAAGATAACTACATAAACCTTTATGGACCTTTTTCTTTAAAAATTACAATCACACCTTATTACATTTATTTTGATAATCCTACCATTCTATATTGGCATTGGATTAATCACAACGATTTTTTTGAGAATGATGAAGAAATAATTGCCTTTCGTAATGAATGGAGAAAGTATTTTTATCAAGTTGTCAAAGCTTTCGGAGGCAATAGAGTCATTTACCTGGCTGATAATTCCCATCCATTAGATGGTTACGCAGATAGAGATGATACGCCTTTTGAAGAAATTGAAAGGGAAATCATCGAAAAATTGGGTGAACCGGTCAAAACCTTTCATGAACTAGCTGATAACCCTAGAAGCAAATTCATGATTGATTATCTAGATAATATTGATTGGGACTCAAACATTCAAATAGAAGAAAACGTTACTTATCCAAGTTTCAAGTCCGATACCAATTTCGAGTTAAGCGATTACGCTACAATTGAACAATTAAGACAAGTCAAGTGGGATTTTGAATTTTATAAATGTAAAACTATTGAAGGAATTGTTCATTTTGTACATCTTACTCAATATAAAGGCATTTATGTAGAGCAAAAAGGCATAGTTTGTGGTGAACATACTATTCAGCTGCATATAGATGAGTACGCCCCTTTTAAATTTGATGAACAAGAAAAGTACTTTGCATCAATAGGATATAATGAAGACCTTACTGATTTTTATTGCATCATTTTTGCTTCTTTAGATGATTATCATTCATGGAAAAAAGTTCTTGATATTTTTGAATCTAGCTTACCCTGGACGGGTAACGGCAATCTTAGTGGTGAAATTTCTGGTGAAGAAGGGGTTAAGCTTTTTTTGTGGGTTGTAGATGTGAATCAAGCTATTGAACTTCTCTTGTCTATTGAAGTAAACAATAGGGTAAAAGCACCAATTGAAATAGCAATTTTTGACGAAGAAAAAAATAAAACGATCATCTTTCAAAGAGGTTAATAGTAACCCCCAACCATACAAAAAGGCATATCAGAAATGAGTAATCATTTCTATGATATGCCTTTTTTTGTTTCAGATATGCTACTTTCTCAAATTCCGTTTCTTTTTCCAAGGAGCATCCATTTCCCAATCTCCGGCCATAATACAACCATATGGCATAACCTCGTCTACCACTTCTCCAAGGTCAAACTCCTTCATTTGTCGCTTTACCATATCCGCATTTTTGTAAGCCGATGGCAATTCAGAAATATCAATATGGTTAGAGTAAAAACGAACGTCTAAGCCCTTTGTTTCTTCGGCAAATAACGCCTCAGTTGTTTTATGGGCTTTATTGCGCTTATGTTGTCCTCTACTAATATTCCTTCCGGCACCGTGCGGGGCGAATCCTAAGTTATTATCTGTAGAATTCCCTTTTACAATTAATACCGGTTGGCTCATATTGAGCGGAATCAAACGGAGTCCTCCAATACCATCCGGCACAAACGCATCCTTTAAAGGCGTAGCCCCTTTGGCATGGTAAAACAAATCCCCCTCTTTAAAAACAAAATTGTGCTCATTCCAAAATCTATCAATTGGATTGATTGCTAGCTTTTCGGCTGTGGCATTATGGATAACGGTGTGGTTTTCTTTTGTCCACTCTCTTACAATTTGCAAAGCCTCCCAGTATAACTGACCTTCTTCAGTATCAAAAGGAATCCATGCATTTTTTTCGTTAGTTTTTGGACTAATATCTTTTCTAAACCTTTCAGCCAGTTTCATTCCTGTTTTATAAAGGTTAGCACCTAAACCACGACTACCGTGGTGGGTTACCATAATGGTTTCACCGGAATTCTTTGATTGGCCAACAAACAAAAAGTGGTTACCATCGCCTTGCGTTCCCAATTGGCTAATAGCTATTGTTAAATAATTTTTCAAATAGGGGTGTGCTTTGATTTTTGCAGCCAATTCAACCGGCAATCTATATTCATTGTCACGAGTTCTGCCGCCAGCACCAAAATGAGTAACTGAATGCGCCATATCAAGAACAGTCTTTGGAGAAACGTTTCCAAAGTTTGACATCATAACGGAGCAACAAATATCTGCACTATGCATGGAAGGGTGAATTGCATTTTTAGCAACAATAACACCACCAACGGGAATTTGTCCGTAACCCGTAGGACATGCATCAGGCATAACTGCACCGGCTTGAATAGTAGGGGTAACCATCAATAAATTCATGTCACGAAATACCATTTCCACATTCGCTTGTTCTTCTTCGCTTTCTGGCCTGATGTTTTGATAAAAAGCTAAAGGCTCAGCGCGAGGTTCAATCAGAATGGGCATAACACTATCTACATAAGCTTTCAAAGCTTTTCCACTTAAATCATGGCTATTGGCATAATCAATGATTTCTTTAAAGCGCTTGTGGGGTTTATAACCCATCGCTATTAATTCTGTACCTGTAATCATTCTTTTAAAATTGTGTAACGAAAAAATAAAACTAAACCATGGTTTGTGGAAGCGATTGGTATCGAACCAACATCTAAGGATTTTCAGTCCTCCGCATAGACCGTCTTTGCTACGCTTCCAAATGTGTGGAGATGACAGGAATCGAACCTGTTTCTTTGGATTTTCAGTCCAACGCATAGACCAACTCTGCTACATCTCCCTATGTCCGGTGATTGATACTAATTTGAATTTGGGTGAATTGATTAGGATAAAGCCGGAGATTATTTGCACAAAAAAAACCGCTTGCTACAGGAGTAACAAGCGGTTTTAATATACTTTATTATTTGACTAACTGACAAATAAAGTCCACTTGTTACTCCGGAAGTAACTAAAATGTAGATCATTAAAAAATATGCCAGTAGATTGTTTCATAATGCAAACATATGAAGCATTTTTGAATTTACAACAAATGGTACTTATTTTTTTATTTTTTGCTTCTATGGGAACTCCCTAATTAGCAAATCAGATGGTATTTCTTTGACTTTATCAATCTGTTTAAAAAAGTAGGGAACGTTAGCAGCTTTGCATTGTTCTTTCAAATAATAAGCCCATTCAAGATTAAACGCTCGTTTGTGATGGCCACTTTCTCCACCTTGAATTACCCAGTCAATTTTTGGAAGCCAATGTACTAGGTTGATACTATCAAGTTGTGGTTCTACAGATAAAAATCGTTTGCCTTTTACTTTTAAAAGCTGATTGATTAATGTATATGCAGTTGCCTGATTTACCGGAGAAGTGCCAAACATCACATTCACAGGAGGGCTTTCTTTCCATTGATCAGGAATGTATTTGATGATATTGCTTGGGCGCTTTGTTAGTAGTAAAAACAACAAATTGGGGTACATGCCATCGCTGATGTTTTGAAAAAAATGCTGCCTATGAAAGTCGCTGCTTTCTTTTAATGGTTCATTATTGCTGTTGATTAATGGCATTGGCTTTTCAAAAATATCCATCATTGAACCAACAAATACACGATGTACTTCACCGGCTTTTTTGGCAAAAGCTTGGTAGTTATTCAAATCTTGAAAAAAGCCTTTTATTAATCGCCTAGGTTTTTCGTTGCCCCAAACATCATCGCCCCATCGTTTTGCTAAAGATTCGGCATAACAATTATCGCAACCTTCGTGTACTTTGGTACATCCCCACCAAATATTGGCTGTGTGATGGGTCCATTCTATTTTGCTATTTTGTGCCATAAAAGAGTGATTTTACTTTAATAAGAATTAAATTTTGCCTCAAGCTGGTTAAGTTCAAATTTGTTTTTATTTATTTTTTCAAGAGCTTTTTTATAGATTTCGTCTTGTTCAATTGGAAAAATTGAATTCCAATTTTTTATAGCAGCTTGAAGTAAGTTTTCATATTTGGTAATGGTTGCTTTTTTGCCTTTTATCTTGTTTTTTAAGTCATTCCTTTGAGCTATATCTTTTGCTACATATGGATAACTATTCCATATAAATTCAACACGCATTTTCGGATTATGTACTTTAAATAGTGCCGCCCGATATTCAAAATACCATCGCCATTTAGAAAACTGTTGATAGGTGAACCCCTCATTGTAATAAATACATTTCAAGTCACCTATATGCTTTCCTATGCTGATTTTGGCAAACCAACGTTGGTTATCTATCATGAAACTCATACTTCTTGAATTTTTAAATTATGAATTGCCAACATCAATCTGCGTTTTAGCCGGTATACAGGCAATTTCCTTGTTACATCACTTTTTACATCTTCCACAATCATTTTGCCCGTTACAGTTTCGGAATACACAAAATCTGCAACATAACCACCGACAGTTTCGCCTTTTATGTGAAAGGCGAAATATACCTGCCTTGCTAAAAATGCAATCTTTCCATCTTTCAACAGCAATCTTAATTCGCGATAGCGTTTGGCTTCTTTTTTACTATCAAAGGAAATGTCGTCAACCGTCGTTTTTAGTGCATGGTATTTGTTCTTTTTCTCCTTTGGTGTTTTGTTTTGAGGTAGTTCTAGCTGAGGGTTCAAGCGACCTGCAGGTGATTTTTGAATGTCTTGAATGGTGAATTTGTTCATAAACAAGAGGTGATGGAGTTTTCAGTAATAATCAAATGGTCAAGTAGCCGAATACCTAAAAGTTTAGAAGCCGTTTTAATTCTCCTTGTTGTTACAATGTCTTCATTGCTCGGTTCCGGATTCTGAGAGGGATGGTTATGGGCGAGAATGAACGAGCTGGCATTGGATAGTAACAATACCTGAAAAAGCACTCGGCAATCAACTATGCAAGAATTGATACTGCCTTCTGATAAAGTGTAAACACCCAACACTTGATTCATGGCATTCATTGGAAAAACCAATACTTGCTCGCGCCAATTCAATTTGTCAAAGCATGACTTAATAATTTTGGCAGCATCTCCCGTTTTTGAAATGCTTAACTGTTGAGGGGTATTACCACTAAGCTTCACCGAAAACTTTTGTGGTTTTATGTTGAATAGTTTGTTTAAATCTTTCGTTTTCATTAATGGATCTCTAAGCTTGATTATTCAGTTCTTCTTTCACATAAATTGACATATATCCTGCTCTTTTGAACTTGTAAAAGCAATACATCAAAGCCATTTTTTTGGATAGTATTTTCACCTCTACGTTGTCATCGTCTGCCAAAGCTGCAAGCCGTTCCTCTAGTTGCTTAACTTCATTTTTTCTTATTGCCAATCTGGCTTGTTCAATCTGTTGCAGATAACTTTTTGCAAGGGTCTCTTGGGCATTATTTACAAAATCTTGGTACAAATCGCTAGAGCAATATTGATCTTGAATCAAAGTGTCTATTCCATCCTCCGGAAACAGTTTAAAGGATGTTCTGCCCTTTAAAAATCCTTGGTATAAACTTTCAACCAATTCTCGTTTCATGTTCAATATTTCAGTAGGAGAGGGCGGTGCTTGCGGCAATGCAGGAGCAAGTCTTTCTTCGTATTCATGAATCACTTTTCTAGCGGTTAAATACATATTCATAACCTCGTCAAAGAGTTTTAAATTCATACTCTTGCCCCAATCTTTAACGGACGTGCCGTATGTGCGAAAGGCATATTCAATTTCGCTAACAGAAACATGGGCATAATCTTCTTTCAATTTTTTGAACAACTGATCTTTTAAAACCGACACATAAAACTCGTCGTCCGGAATTTCCCAACCGGTTATTACATGCACTTTAAACATGATGCCTTGTGTATGCAAAATCAATTCGTCGTCAGTCATTTTGGCTATTGGTGGTTTTTCGTATTTAACTGCCAATAGTTGTTGCTCATCTTTACTGAGTGAGGCCTGTTTCTGCTGCAAGTGCATGGGCAATTTTGAGAGCTCCCGACGATTTTGTTCTACGATTTTGTTTACTTTCTGTAGTTGTTGTTCCATTGTAATGCGTAATTGAATTGATTTTGGAAAGAAGGTTGCTGAGTTCAAAATTTTGTCGCATCCATTCGTCTTTGTCCCAAGCACGTATCAAAAAACCGTTTAAGCATTTGTTGGCGTAGCTTTCGGTCCATTCCTTGCCAGCAGCTAAAGAAACTTTTTTCAAGTGAATGACGATTTTTTTGAGGAAGCTTGCTTGTGTGGCGTTGAAAATTGGTTTGGCAGAAAATTTTTGTTCATAAAAATCAAACCAGGCTTTTACCAACAAATCCCAAAATTCAATTTCATTTTTCTTAGCCGGTGCGGCAGCACCGGAATGAGAATTAGAACTTGTTTGGTTTGGTTTAGTTTGGTTTATTTTATCTCTGCCCAAACCTCGGCCAATACCTCCTCCCAAACCTTCGCCCAAACCTCTGCCGTTACCTTCGCCCGAACCATTGGAATTTTTACCAAGCTCTACAATTTGATAAGTAGCATTTGGATTGCCATTTTGTGTTTTGAACTGAATTAACCCTACTTGTTGTAGTTTGTTTCTCGTTTGTTGCATCGTTTTAAAACTCATGCTTAAATCGGCACTGATTTTAGCATTGTTGCGTTTGAAGGTATCATTCCAGTTAAGCTTGTTGTTTACTTCTAAAAGGTAGAAATAGAGTGCAACCTCGTTAGTACTGAGTTGATTGGCCTCCTGCGCAATCCAGAATTCTTTTATTTGGGTTATATAGTTCATTGTTGGCTGATAGTATCAAATTGTTCTAAAAAGCGAATGGCTTTTACCGCTGTTTGAATGGCTGCTTTTTTAATGCTTTCGGTGTTTTCAGATTGCTTAACGTTATACTTTTGTTGAAGGCACTCATTTATTAAAACCCCTGCTTTTTCGCCAACAATTGCAGCTTGTGCTACAATGTGAATTGGCCAGTTGGGTTGCAGCTTTTTATCATTCCGGAGCTCTAATTCTATTTGTTCCCATATGCTATTTCTTTTCATTTGAGTGTTCGTTTTTGGTTTGATGATTGAAGAGTAGGGCTTTGATGTTCGGCAAAATGGGGTCTAACGATTCTACGTTCATTGCCGCTTCAATAATTTCACATATGCCCGATAAATCCCTTGATTGCCTCAAAAATTCGCAGCATATTTGGTAATAGGCAATATCCTGACTCTTTAAATCCTTGTCCATCAGTTGATCCAAACCAACTTTTTTTAATCCCCGATTGAATTTTGCAAGCCAGTTTTTTTGATTTTCGAGGTATAGGATTGTGGTATCTCGAAGAGATGATGGGCTTAGTTTTTTAACTTTTCCGTCCAAAGAGTCTATATTCAATTTTGTTTGATATACCATGCTAGCAATCATATCGATGTACTCAATTTCCTTTTGTTGTAATTCAGTCATTTTAAGCTACTTTTTGTTGTTGAAGAGAAATCAGTTTTACTGCTAAAGCTTCCGCCCATGCCTTGGGAACATGGGGCACTACTGCGTTCCCGATAAATTTTTTATGATCGGTTTGGTTGCCCACCATTTTGTATGATTCTGGGAAGCCCTGAATTTTGAGTAGTTCCGTTACTTTTAGCATTCTCATTTTAATGTCTACCAAGCCATAAGCAGCCATGAATTGCTTTATTTTAATCATGATATCAGTATCACAATCAAATACCGCAATTGAAACAGTGCCATTTTCTGTCTTAACTAGATACAATGGGGCTTTGTCTTGCCGAGCAATTATTACCGGACATGGATTGTTTGCTGAGGTGCAATGACCTCCATGAGAAGGATTTAGGATAAAAGCAGAAGTTTCAACTAAATTCAATTTTGGTACCGTTGTAATTGTACCGGCGGGTTCGTCAATACTACTGTGTGTGGGGCTTTTAAAATCCCGATCAATAAAATATTGGGTTTGTACAAGTCCAGCTCGGTCTTTAGTAGTAAGAGTTTTACACGGACTTTCAATAGAAGAATCATGTCCATTACCATAATAGTACTGTATAAACTTTGGTGCTACCAATCCAAGTCGACCTTGAGTACTTACAACGGGCGAAGGCTCTTGAATGGAAGGTGGGTTATGTATTCCTGTTTTTCCATTAACTGAGTTGTACTTTAACAAGAATCGAGTTTGAATTAAACTATGATGATCAGAAGTAGTAATTGTTCCGGCTGGAGAATCAATGCTACTAATTTTTCCTTCTGCTCTACCACTGTAGTATTTGGCTATATAGCTTTTATCGCCATTGGCAACATACTTTACTAGTCCTGCGTAAATGCGCTCTAGTGTTTTATCGCTCAAAGGCGTTTTTCTTTCAAAAATGCTTTTTCCTTCGTCGGTAAAGTCAAGTACATCTTTTACGGGTTTCCAAGGTTGCAAATTGCCAAACAATCCGATGGAGGGTTTCTTAGCATGTGTTGGTTCTGGCCAAACAATGGGTAAGCCGTCTTTTGCGAAACACCCAAATAATCGGTTTCGGCTTGTATATGCGCCATAATCGGCACTATTCATTTCTTTCCATTGGTCGTAATACCCCATATTACAAATGCCGTTGCGCCATTTTACCCAATCTTGTCCATTCTTTTTGCTCAATGGCTTGCCATTTACATCTAAAGGACCCCATGACATAAATTCTACCACATTTTCAATGGTGATGTATTCAGGGTTAAGTGCCACTATGTATCGATCTAAATATTCTGCCAATGTTCTGCTGTCGGCATTACGAGGTTGGCCACCTTTGGCTTTACTGAAATTGGTACATTCTAAAGAAGCATGTAAAATCAATTTAGCGCTTGGGTAAATATTTCGCCAATAACACACGATGGTTGTTAATTCAGTTAAATCAAGCGTTCTTATGTCTTCTTCAAAGTGTTTTACTTCTGGATGATTCAACCAATGGCTTTTAATTGCTTTAGGGTCATGGTTTACGCAGGCAACAACCTTACAGGCTTTGTGAAGTTTGCCATCGGCACCAACAAACATAGCTTGTTCAAAGCCGGTTGTGGTACCTCCAAAGCCGCAAAACAAATCAACTATAATAAAAATTGGTTCTTGCATTTGTTAGTTTTGTGAAAAGGTGAAATCCATTGGTTTTTGAATGCTTTTAAATTCGATTACCCAAATGAAAGGGTTGCTGTCCCAGCTTTTTTGGCCGTTGATTGATTGCCAAAGGGTTCTAAAAGACAAAGCAGGTCTCATCCACTTAAATTCTCCTGACAAGTAATTGCGGTAAGTTTGTACCATCACTCCAACAACCGTTTTAATCTTTTCTCCTAATTCAATGCCCTCCCTAATTGCATCTTTTTGTGTTATATCCTGCAACCGCTCAACACGATTGTTTTTGATTTCGAGGAAAATACGGCATTGTGCTTTTGGCATAAATCTAGCAAGTCGTTTATGCCAAGTAGGAGTGTAAGGGTCTTTGGCATGTCGTCCCTTTCTATAATCAGTAGGTGCATTGTCAAAGTATAAAACCTCATTTGAATCAGGTACAAACTTCCAAGCCTGTCTGCCTGTTTTACGTTTTTTGCTATTATCTTTTTCCCAATGTCCAAAGCGGTAGTGTTCCTCGCGAACCCAAAGCAAATCGCCAACTTGGCCATATGGGCATGTGTATACCCGACCTGATTCTCCAGTCCATTGTCCATTTTCTAAATGAAAATGTGCCGGTGGTATTTTAACCTCTCGCCTTGTTTGTGTTTTACGGCCTGCAAGGATGGCTTGTACCATTGGGGTACTAAAAAGTATGGGATGGAATTTCATATACTATACTTTTATTAATTAAACTGTTGCTTTGAAAATGGTAAAGGTTTTGTCAACCTGTTCCATGTTATCCATTTTGTCAGTTGCACCTGTAACAGTATTGCCAATGGTCATTTTAGTTGTAATAAGTTCCCACATTCTTTCGTCAACTGTATTTTGACCTAAGAAGTAAGTACACATCACATTGTTTTTCTGACCGATACGGTGTGCTCTATCCTCGCATTGTACACAGTCTGCGTAAGTCCAAGGGTATTCTATAAAAGCAACTCTTGAAGATGCGGTAAGTGTAATTCCAACACCGGCAGCTTTATGATTACACACTATCAATTGGCAATTAGGGTCATTTTGAAAAGCATCAATATTTTTTTGCCTCTTTTGTGTGTCATCCCGACCTGTAACAGTTACCGCTTTTGGCCACAATGCCAAACATTCATCTACTATTGAATGGAGATTGCAAAACAGTATCAGTTTTTCGCCAGCTTCTAATACTTCATTTACAAACTCTTTTACTTCATTCATTTTTCCTTTAGCTGCTACAGATTTCAGGTGCATCATTTTTAGAATGGCTTCCCCTTCCATTTTTTTGGCAACTTCCTCTTCGGAAAGTCCTTGGTTTTCTAACCACCTTCTAAAATCTGCTTCTACTTTGTCGTATTCTTCCCGATTGCTGATGTCGCAAAGAATGGTTTGTCGCTGCTTATCTGGCAAATCTTTGGCAACGTCTTTTTTTTCTCTACGGAAAAAGCAATTCAATTGTAACAGGTAATTCAATTCTTTAAGATTATTGGCACCATTTCCACCTTCGCAATACCTTTTTTTGAACCCGTCAGGACCACCAAATCGATTTAACAAACCCAAAATGCCGAGCTGCGAAAAAAGGTCTATGGGTTTATTTACAATAGGAGTACCGCTTAATAAAATCCGGTATTCCATTGATTTGAATATGCGGATAATAAACTTAGCTTGATCGGTGGAGGTGTCCTTACACCTGTGACTTTCATCTAAAATACCGGCTTTGAAAATTTCCATGAAGGGTTTTAAAACCACATCCTTAGAGTGCCAAGGCTTGCGTTTGCCCGATTTTGTTTTTTCTTGTGGATATGATTCTACAAGAAAAGTTCTCAAACTTTCATAATTGATTATAACCACATCAATCAATCCAGAAATTACATATTGGTGCCAATTTCTACGCCTAACCGCACTCATTTTTCCATCTAATACCAGTGGACGGTAATGGCTGAATTTTTCAAATTCTCGCGCCCAATTCAATTTTGTAGATGCTGGGCAAATCACCAACACCGGCTTAGCATCTAGACCAATAACAGTGCCGATTGATTGAAGTGTTTTTCCTAGCCCTTGTTCATCACCAATTAAGCATCTTTTGAATTTCATTGCTTGAGCTATTCCTGTGTCTTGATATGGCCTAGTTTTAACGCCATCCTTCCAAGGAATTTTGATGATTAATTCTTCCATCGGAGGAACTTCACCTACCATTTCCGGTTGAATATTTGCATGGTCAATCCATTCAGCTCTACATGTTTCTACCAATTTTAACACTTGATCTCTACACGAATTGGGTACATACCAGAATTTTTTATCGCCCGATACAACATAGCGCGACGCTTGCTTAAAATTGCCATCCGTATCAATATTGCCAAGTGCTTTTACATGTCTTAAACAGTGCTTGTGCCAATGATTGAATTCCCAGGTGATGTTAAAATGGGTATTGAAATCAATTATTCTCATGATGATTTATTGAATGCGTTTATTTAAAACTCTTCTTCCTCTTTGCCATTGTTATCATCGCCCTGACCGTCATCGTCGTCTTTGCCAAAATCCATTTTTGCTTGTACGAATTTTGGTGATGATTTTCCATACATATATTCTACAACTTCCTCTGTAGCAATGTCAATTGCTGCTCTTAATTCATTTATGAATTGGTAATTACTATCCCATGCAGTTTTGGGCGATTTTAGTTCCACAAAATCACCATTTGAAAGGCGCTTGCTACCCGAAAGAATAACGCTTTCATTTTCGCCATTGCCAGAAATTGCAAATGAATTGACATGAAAATGTGATACAATTTGTTCTACACTATCCAACGTGTGTATGCTATCATCATACTTTTCAATTGATTCAATGTCATTGATCACCGAGGGATTTATCTCTTCACAAATGACAGCGAGATGGGCATTTAATTTGAAAAAGGCATTCTTTAAATCGTTGTGGACTATAAGGGAACCTTTTCTTTTAACTTCATCTCCGGCTGTAGGTCCGTCTTTAATTTCATACGCATAATGGCAAAAATCATCTTTTAGCGTTGCGGCTTTAATTTCAACTTGTTTTTCCATGATTACAATAGTTTAGGTTGTATATAATTTGCTTGTTTGGGTTTGTTGTTTGTTTCAGGTTTTCTTTTTGAAGTGTCCACATTTAAGGTGTCCACATTCTTAGTTTCCATTTGGCTCACAGAAGTTGCAGTAACCGAAAAACGCTCTTTTTTGGTGTTTTCCACTATCAGTACATTGCCATGTGTAGCAATGATGGTTACAGCTTCTCCTTTTAAGCCATAGGTGCATTTTTTATTCGCTACACTTTTTACATCCTGATTAAGGAAGTTCATGTAATCGATTTTTTAAAGCTTCAAGAACTACAGAAACATTGGCCACATTTTCCGTGACCAATTCCCAGGAATGCTCCGTGCCGAAAACATAAAGTTGGTCGTTTTCAACTTTTACACCATAGCAACGGTAAATTTCTTGGCCTTTCAATTTTGCAATCGCCGGTTCTTGAAATAGGATTTCGGTTGCTTCTTTTTCAAATAAATATTCAAGTAGTTGTTGAATTAATGCTTTGTTGTTACTCATTTTGAAGTGGTTTTAAAATAATGAGGCTTGTTTAAGAATTTTATTTTTGAATGTTTGATCTAGTATTTTTACCTGATTACTTTCAGCAATTGGGGCTTTATTGGTTGTTTCTTCGTGAGTTGTTTTTTCTAAACCTTTTGTGACTGTAATGAAATTCCAACATTCGGCTTTGGTCAATCGACGGACACCCCAACCAAGCTCTGGTAAATACAATCGATATCCGCTGTATACTTCAAGCGATAAAGTGTTCATATGAATTACGACCCCTTTCATTCCATACATGATCATGTTTAAAACGCTCATATTAACACACCTTCTATCAAGGTCATATCCATGGTAAAATGTGTTCCATCGATTTTGTGGGTGCAACCGGCTGTGCGCAATTAGGTTTCTAGAGCTTCCGGCTGCAGGATCGCAAACCGTTGTTCCTTCTGGCACTGCATTTTCTGTATTGTCGTTTAAGCGAGCCATTAAGTCGCACACTTCTTTGGGTGTAAAAAATTGACCTAATTGCTGTTTTCCGGTTATGCTTCCAATTTCTTCATAGTAAATACCCAGCATGTCATTCCATCCACCATCTGTGGCAGCATGTTGGTATTCATTAATCATAAGGGCGAGGCAAACAGCAAACTGATTGAGTTCGTCGCGCGAGTAGCGCTTCGCTATTTCATGATAGCGTTCCTCCATTGTGCCCATGGCAAAAGCACATATTGCTAGCTCCATAAAATCATCAAATACGTTGGTGATAGAGTGTCGGTAGGCAATACTCTCCAAAGTTTTAATGAATTGTCTTTTAGCATTAATCTGCTCTTTTGTCTTGCTCATTTTTAAAATGGCTCTTGATTAAAGTGTTCAATTTTTACTCCTTTGTCTGCTATTGTAACTGGTTTGCCCGTTGCTTTTATAACCTCATTTTTGAAGTATTCGGCATTGCTATTGCCATCACTTAAGTGCAGTAATATTATTTTTTGAACTTGGCTTAAATCGTTTGCCTGTAATGTTTTAATACAGGTTTCTAAGCTCATGTGCGACTTAAATAGCCGATTGGCTCTGTAATCCGGTAAGTAACCATTGGCCATTCTTTCCTTTACAATAGCATCACTGAAATTGGCTTCTATCATGATGTTGTGAATGTTCTTAAAAGTGTTTGACACATAGAAGCTATCCGTTATGAAAAGAATGTTTCCGCTTTCCGGATGGTTAATGATGAATCCCAAAGGCTCAGCACAATCATGCTCAACTTTAAAAGCAAGTATTCTAAATTCTCCAATTGTTAAAATGTCGTTGGCCGCAATTTTTTTCAATCGGTGGTTATCAACAGAAATTGCCAAAGCTCGTGCCGTACCTGCGGATGTATACAAGTCAACACCATAACGCATAAGGGTTTCATGCGACTTTGCATGATCGCCATGTTCGTGGCTCAGTAAGCATCCGACAACATTATAGAAGTTAAAGTTTATACCAACTTTAATCTCGTTGATTAATACGCCACATTCGAGCATCAGTATTTGGCCGGAATTTGATTTCAGCAAGTAGAAGTTACCGGAACTGCTACTGCCGAGAATGTTTAGTTGCATAATCTTTAGTATGGGAATAGTGTACTTTGGGGTTGACCATCTTGGTTTTGTTCTGCACTTGGTATTGGTTCTGCAGGTGGTGCAGCTTCAAAAGGAGTGGTTGGAACGGGAATGCTTTTTTCTGCCTCTTCTGCCTGATGAATTTCCTTTGGCGAATTGCCCTCATCAAAGCCTATGGGATTACCTGCATTCGCATTTTGGCTGATATGGGTCTTTACATCAGCAGATGTGGGTGTTTCTTGAATGGTGATTGGATCGTCCTCAAATAAGTCTGCATCATCGGAACTGTTGATGATTGTTTTTGTGGCTCTGTTGATGACGGTTTTACAAGCCATTTGGTCAGGAAAGTTTTTGTGGGCTGAAGAAGTGCCCTTTGTTTGACCTTGATTCCATGCCGATTGAATTTGTGGCATCGTCATAATTTCCACATTCTTGGTGCCATCTTCCATTTCAACAATGGCATATGCTCCCTTAATGGCATCTCCATAACTTTCAAAGGGCGAAACGTGCTTTAAAATTTTCTTTCTACCGGTTTCTACATCTACCTCAAAAGCAAAATCATCTCCCTGAAAAATGGCATTTGCTACCACTGATTTCATTCCATAGCGTTTAGCAATGGCGATACTACCTTGGTACTCACGTTGAAGTGTTAGAACGTTACCATATGGTATAAAGGAACATTGTCTTTTTACTGGGTTCAATCCCTGTACCACCATTTTTAGTAAGGCATTGCAAATACTTTCTTTGGTACAAGCTTGTAATACAGGAACATCACTTCGGTTTTTCTGATCGGCAAGAATAAGTGCTGCTGCCCGAATAGCATTTGCCGCAGAATAATCTTTAGGAATTAAAATACTATTGGTTGCTTCAAGTTGTTGAATTTTAGTAAGTGTTAAATCAACAATCGTTTTTCCTTCTTGGGCAATTTGGGGTGCTTGATTTTGTACTGACATGTTAATTGTATTGAATAGTTGAAAAAATAGTTAGAGAACCCTTAATTCCTTATCGGTAGGGGATACGTAGAGATTGATAATTTGGCTAGTCATATTTTGTATTGCTGTAACGCTCTCACGGTTATCAATGAAAACCGGTGCCGAAATTTGATTGGCAATACTGAAAGCATTGATGATGTCCAAGCCTGCGTTCACTCTTCCGGCATTATTGGCAGAGGTATAAGTTACCAATGAGCCATTGCTATTGATCATGGTTTCGCAAGTAGGGGCTTCTCCGCCATTAACTTGTTGTTTAAACATTTTGAATTTCACGTACTTAAACAATCCATTGATGCTTTCTTCTATGGCCTCAATTTTGGTTTTGTTAAATTGGGTAATGATGAAATCAATGGCTTCTAACTGATTTTGCTCCTGAAGTAGCTTTTCTTCCATGTTAACCAATTCGTTAACCCTTTTTTGTTGCTGTTCATTAAAGCTTTCCTTGGCTAGTTCGCGATTAATTTCTTGCAATTGAATGTTTAGCTGCTGTTTTTGAGATATGGATGCAGCCATTGACTGATTGTCTGCATTTTCAGATTGTGGCTGATTTATAACAACTGCTTCTTGTGTTGAAATTTCGGATAGTAATGTTTGATATTCAATATTGTTTTGCAACATGGAAGTGAACAATACATCAACGTTTTGTTTTGCGATGTTGAGTTGTTCGTTTAATTTTTCAATCTCATTCGTGATGATCTGAATTTCGTTTTCCTTTGCCGAAATTTCAACTTTCCCTTTATCAATTCTTTGTTGTAAAGCATTGATTTCATCCTTCAAGGTTAAACCGGCTTTTACATTTTCGCTAAGTTTTTTCTGCTTCTCCTGATTAAAGTTTCCAAGCAATGTTTCTTTGCTTTCATTGATTGTTTCAAGTGGTAATTGTTGCTGGCAAGTGGGGCAAATGCAACTATTTTCATCAAATACAAATTCCTGCGCGTTAATGGCAAGCCATTCATTTCTAAGCTGACAAATTTGCTCATTCTTCCCCGTAACTTCTGCCGATATACGCTCTATTTCGGCACGATAGTTTTTGAGAGTATTTTGTAAATTGGTAAAAGCAAAATTTTTGCTTTGAATTTGTTGTTCCAATTCTGTTGCTGCACTGCGGGATTGATTCGCTATGGAATTGTACAAACTTTGGAGCTTGTTTTTTTTGCCGAAAAGGCTGTTTTGGTGTTCTTGATAAAGCTTTTGGTAAGTGGCAAAAGCCTCGTTGTAAGCCTTTGTTTTCTCTTCATTTTGCTTGGTAACATTTCCTATGAGTTCATCAATTCTTTGTATTTCATTGGTAATGGCATTGGCCGATTTTTTCAATGCCACAAAATCAATGCTTAGGTTGATAGAACGCTTGGCTTCTTCAATCCTAGCCGGTAGATCGGTAAGTTGGTCCTTTGTTTTTTTGATACTAGCCGATATTTGTTGCGCATATTCAGCGATGCTTTTGTTTTGGGAAAAAGCATCAGAAAGGGGTTTAATACTGTCAACTCCATAAACGCCTATTAATTTATCCAAAACAAATGCATTTGTAATGTCGGGCGCAATGCTCGTGAGCATTTTTCGTCTATCTTCCCATTTAAGTGAGTTGAAATAGAAGGGATTGCTAATCAGCATGAACAACTGTTCGTTGGTGATGTATTGGGATACCTTTAATTTAAAATCGCTTTCTTTCAAGGGTACATCATTCCAAAAGTATACATTCTCATCACCAGCATACTCTTCATGGTTGGAGCCTCTGCGTTTGGTCCATTTTTGCTGCAATACCTTTTTTGCGGCAATTTCAATCCCATCTACAACAATAATGGCCTCCACTTCGCTGTTGAGTTTGGGTATAAATTGCCCTTGTTTATCAAGCCTTTTAATTTCAAAGGTCGATTTACCTTCAGAGTCTTTTCCAAAGAATAGCCAAAGGAATGCATCAAACAGGGAGGTTTTACCCTTACCATTATCTGCATAAATATTGGTGATTTGGTTAAAATGTGCTTCAAAGCGCTCAATGCCTTTGAAGTTGCTGATAGTCATCTTTTTAACGACGATCTGTTTCATAATTAGAGTTTTAAATTGTTGAAATAGTTGTATGTTTTGCCTAGAATATTCTGCATAACGGGTTCGTTATCGGCAATCGATTGTTGTATTTCTTTGATTAACCGGTGCACATCTTCCGGTTGTTTTTCGTTGAAGTTGTCAACAAAATTTTTGATGGTTACACCCCAAATGGTATCAGGTTCAACCAATAAAAGTTGAGTTACAATTTCTTGCATTAATTGCTGCTTCATTCTGGTAAGATTTGCATACAGAGGTCAAATTCTACATCTATAATGGCGGTTTCTACATCAATGCCTTCCGACATTTTAGTTATGATGTAGTGGTAATAGGCTGCTAATTCAAATTTGTTCCATTGTTTCACTTGGCCATTGTAGAGTATTCTACTCATAACATCAACCACCAATTGATTTGGGTTTTCAGAAGCGACTAATTGATTTTCCATTGTATAATGTTTAAAAGATGGCAGACTTTGTACCGTCTGCCAGGGTCGTACGTCTTTCCGTTCTTGTCGTGTTTTTATTTTTGGTCGTAACCATGGGCAACAACGCCCAACCGTCTTTCCGGCTGTCAGAAAGCCCTGGCCGTTTAGTGAATTAATACGCCTCCGTCATGTCGTATTGCTATCCTTTCCATGATGTCACAGGTTACATCACCTTTCCTGTCGGTTTCACATAAGCTGTACTTTCGTTCCTCTTACTTGGGGTTGCGTTGTGGGAACAGCAGGAATCGAACCTGCATGCATCAGACACGTAGTACCACCTTGCGATGTCCCGTCAGCCCTATGCCCAATCAACGAGGTCATGCCACTAGTGCAGGTGCCGCCTTTCCTCGTTCTGCTCCCTTTTTTCTCCCGTGTAGAAACACAGGAGCTCAACTATAATCGCCAATCAAAACCTACACTGTATTACGAACCTTGGTTTTTCTTAAACACAAAGGCTTTTTTACTTTGCCAGTTGCAAACTGAATTTCCAAGCCCTCTTTAAATTCTTGAACCATTTTTTTTCCAGAAGCCCTCTTTGAGGGAGTAGCCAATTCTTTTTGGGCATACTCCCCAATTAGGGTGTCTATGGCTTTGCGGAGCCTTAAGAGGGTTGTGTAATATTGTTCTCCTGTAATCATTAGGCTAACATTTCTTGTCTTTGTTCTATTCGTTTTTTGAAAAAATCATATAATTGAATGCCGAAATCTACATTCGCAACTTGTCCTTGTAAATATCTTATAATGGTTCTTTCTGTTCTGCCAAATGCCTCTTGTGCATCATCTCTATCTTTTGGAGAAATATTTTGATGTATCTCTTTGAGTTTTTCCGCACATATTAATTTTTGTTGTTCTAGCGTTATCATACGTTTTTCAACTTTTTTTCATTATTTTGTTATTGACATAGCAAAGATAAAGTGAAAAAAGATTAAAAAGGTGAAAAAGCGTAATTAATGCGAATAAATAGATAAAATTCAAAAATAAAAATCCTTTTTTAAATATTTTCTAATGAATACTGATGATTTAGCCGTTTTTTTAAGAAAATTAAAGATAAATGGCATAACCAAAACTGCTGTAGCAAAAAGATTAGGGATTTCGGCTGGTTATCTTTCAGACATGATTAATGGAAGAAAACCTATAACGAAGCAGTTTGAAATGTCGCTTTTTGAAGTTTTTTCGGATATTGAAGATACAAAAGGTGAAAAAATAAAAAGAAATATCGAAAAATTATCGCCCGATGAACTTTCAGAAAAAGCTACATTAATTGTGCACGAAAGGTGGTTGGCTAAGGTTTTGTCTGATGTTTACAAGATTCCAATTGAACAGGCTTTGAAGCAACTTGCTGATGATACCAAGATAGAATTGAATGCGCTTTTAGCAATTTCTTAGATTGTTTCTTCACAAGCTTTTTCGACGAGTGTATCATAGCGTTAAGGATTCGTTGCAAAAATAGATAACTAAACAATTTAGTAAAATAATTTTTACTCACACTTAAATATTTTATAAATGGATTTCAAAGACTTACTCAAACAATTAGGAGAACGTGTTACAAGGTCAAAAGACTTGGTTCAAACCGAAGAGGCAACAAAAAATGCTTTTATTATGCCTTTTATTCAAACGTTAGGATATGACGTTTTTAATCCTTTAGAGGTAGTGCCAGAGTATACTGCTGATATTGGTATTAAGCAAGGTGAAAAAGTGGACTATGCAATTTTAAAAGATAGCGAGCCAATCATTTTAATAGAGTGTAAACATTGGTCTGCAAATCTTGATCCACACAATTCACAATTGTTCCGTTATTTTCATACATCAAAAGCAAAATTCGGATTGTTAACAAACGGTCTTGAATATAGGTTTTATACGGATTTGATAGAAGCCAATAAAATGGACGAAAAACCATTTTTTGTTTTTAATATAACCGAGATTAAAGATGTCCAAGTTGAAGAACTTAAGAAATTTCATAAAGCATATTTTGACTTCAATACAATTGTAAATGCGGCAAGTGAATTAAAATACTTAGGGGAGATCAAAACAGTTTTACATAATGAGTTTAATAATCCATCTCCGGAATTTGTAAAACTGATTACCAAACAGTTTTATTCTGGTGTAATCACTCAAAAACTTTTGGATCAATTTACACAATTGACAAAACGCTCCATTTCTCAGTATTTAAACGATAGTATTACAGATAGATTGAAAACTGCCTTGAAATCCGAAGAAGCCGCTGAGAGGGCCGAAATTGAAAGTCAGCCTATCATAATAACCCCAGATAATAAAATTGAAACGACGGAAGAAGAACTGGAAGCTTTTCAAATCATTAAATCAATATTGAGAAAGGTGTGTCCGGTAAGCAAAATTGTGCATAGGGATGCTCAGTCATATTTTGCAATATTATTTGAAGATAACAATCGTAAACCTATTTGTCGGATGTACTTAAATACTTCCAAAAAGTATATTGCTTTATTTGATGAAAATAAAAAAGAAGTGAAAAAGGAAATATCTACCCTTGATGACATTTTCAATTTTGCTGATGATCTTTTAAAAACAGTTGAAAATTATATTTAATAATAAAAAAGAAGATAATGAAATATTTGCTATTCTTCATTTGCTTTTTAATTTTTTCATGCCAGAACGAAAAAGAGAAAAGAATGAATAAATTAAAAAATTTAGAGGATTTATACAAATCTGAACAAGATTATGGGGATGCGTTAATTAATGAATTGTCAAGTTATAGTAATAAGTCTTCTGTTATTGATACAATTTTAATTAATAAAAAATTAGACAGTTTAAAAGTAGAAATGGCTGTTACAAAAAAATCAATTGATTCTATACTTAGTCTGGAATAG